AATCCATATATTTACTTTTCGCTGTATTTAGTGTATAATATAGAAAAAGAATGGAGAGGAAAAAATGATATGAAATTGAGCGCGGATGCAGTAATATGTAAAGGTGGATACTGGTACGAGGGAGGAATAGATGGATTCGACTTCAAGATACTAAAGCGCATAACTAAATCGGATGATGTGTTAGCACCGATGAACCATGTTACTGCAAAGCAATTCTTATGGCAAAAAGGAGTCAAGGATGATGATAACAAAATTCTACGAACTCTGCTTAAAAGTATAAAAATATATGCTTATACAGATAAGAGCAAAATTGCACAAAAAGTTGGACAGGGAATTGAGAAGTTATTTATTGTAAATCAAAGTAAAGTAGAAACATATAAAGAATTTAACTTTTTATGTGCTCAGTGCGTATGGACATGTAAGCAATCAGAAAATGTAAAACTATATAGCTGTAAAGCATTTAAAAAAATAGAATAGAAAGGAATTTAACGGGGGAGTATTGGAGAGATTAGATAGTGATTTTCTGGAGAAGTTAATCATTAAAGGTATGATGACTGATAAGAATTTTCTTGTCTTGGTTACAAGTGTTTTCGAACCAGGTTATTTCGATGATTCATCAATCAGTCATATTTTTAAATTTTGTAGGGATTATGTAAGTGAGTATAGTGAAATCCCACAAAGAGAAACAGTAATTAACTCCTTACCAGATGAGTTTGAACAAAATGATATTAAAGAAATATTTGATGATATTGACACAATTGATTATGATATAGCTAGAAATTATAACCATCTAGTTGACCAAACAAATGACTTCTTAAAAGAACAAGCTGTTAAAAATGCTATAATAGAATCAGTTGATATTGTTGAAGATAAAGAAAGACGTCCGGAGATACGACAAAAAATAGAAAACGCTCTAACCAAAGATATTAAGATTGACTTAGGTCTTGATTACTTTGGTGATCTTGGTGATAGGTTAACAAGAATTTTTACGGCATCTGATATAAAGATACCAACCTATTATCCACAGTTTGATGAGTACTTAAATGGTGGGTTTCCGCCATTTACTTTGTCAGTGTTGACAGCTAGGATTCATGGGTTCAAATCGAATACCATGGCCAACTTTGCGGCGAGACAAGTACTACATGGACACAATGTAGTACTCATGACTTTAGAAATGGCACAAGATGCTTTTGCGCAGAGGTTTGACTCGATATACACCGGACTTGATATAAACAGAATATATGTTTCAAATACTTTTAAGAATAGATTAACAAGAAAACTAGCAGAAGTAAAAGCACAAGAAGGAAGAGGATCATTACTGATAAAACAATTTCCAACTGGTGACGCTTCTGTATTAGATTTTACAATTTATCTTCGTGAGTTATTGATAAGGGGAATAATACCATCAATAATTTATGTTGACTATATCAACCTTATGAAAACGGCTTATAAGGTTGAGAGAAATATGTATTCAGCAGTAAAAAGAATAGCCGAGGAATTGAGAGCATTATCATTTGCATTCGAAATTCCAGTTGTTTCGGTAAGTCAATTAAACAGAGAGGGATCATTTGTAGGGTTTGAGGAACTTGACTTCACTTATATTGCAGAAAGTTTGGGTCTTCCAGCCACAGCAGATTTTATGGCAATTATGGGAACGGATGATGATGCAATGGTTTATCAAAATGAACTTTTATATAAGATAGTTAAAAATAGACTTGGTGGTAGAGTAGGTGAAGTAGATAGATTATATTATGACTCAAGAAGTCTTAAAATGTATGACTCAACAGAGTTGGAGTTATGGCAACAAGATGCCACAACTTCTGGTGATAGTAGAGATATAGCACCAACACCAAACCACAGAGAAGAAGCAAATAGAACAAGAGGAAGGAGAAATAGATAAATGGATAAAGAAATGATTACAGAAGTGATTGATGATATTGGTGATATTTTATATGAAATATCACCAGAACTTACCGAACTAATAGAAGAAGATAACGTTAGCAAAGGGATTATTAATAGATTGGTAAAATTAAAAGAAGACGTTCAAGAAATACGTGAATGTGTTTATAAGGAGTACTATAAGGAAGATGAATTGCTCGAAACATAAATGGAAAAGTACTAAGTATCATAAGTCATTTGATAATTATGAGTTTTGTGAGTATTGTAAAATAAGAAGAGGTGATGAATTTAACACTATAAAATTCAAAAAGTTGGATGATAACGCAGTTATACCAAAATATATGACTGATGGCGCAGTAGGATTTGATATTTATTCAACTATATCTTTTACTCTTGCAGTTGGAGGAACAGGAACTGTTACAACAGGTCTGGCAGTTGAAATACCAAAAGGATCAGAGCTTACTATAAGACAAAGAAGTGGTTTATCAAAAGAATACCCAAACTACATTGCTATAGGAATAGGCACAATAGATCAAGACTATCGTGGTGAGATTGAAATTCCTGTAGTCAATAATAATACAACGCACATGTTTGAAATTAATATTGGTGATAGAATAGCACAAGGAATAGTAAGTCCAATAATAAGATGTGTTATAGAAGAAGTAGATGAGTTAAGTGAAACTACTCGAGGTGAGAAAGGATTCGGTTCAACAGGTGGAATTACTAAGCAATAAACAAATGAGAATGTTAGAACTTCTGGATGGTATGATAAGTAAGTGCACAGAATGTAGTTTACATACTGGAGGTCATGTAAAACCATACTGGACACCTATGTCCATATACATTGGTGTTGGTGAGGCACCAGGAGCACAAGAAGTATTACAGAATGAACCATTTGTTGGTAAAGCCGGTGAAATACTAAGTGAATCTATGGCAAGAGTTGGTTTTAGAAAGGAAGAATTTTTGTTTATAAATTCAGTTAATTGTAGACCAACTGATGGTAGTAAAAATAGCAAGCCAAGTTTACTTCAAGTTGATATATGTAGAAAATGGATGCGAAAATATATAAAAGTAATTGATCCAGAAAAAATAATTGGATTTGGAAACTTTGCAAGAGGTACATTAACCGGACATTATTCTAGTATTATAAAATATAATGGCTCAACTGAACGTATTTATCCATATAATAAAAGAGCAATTTTTAGTGTCCATCCAGCCTATTGTATATATGATCCAAAAAAAGGAATAGAAAAGCTTGATTACGCAATACAAAATTTTAAATATTTAGATACTTAGGGGAGGAAAAGAAAATTTTTAAGAATACATTTTATGACACAAAAACCTCAACTATCCATTTATGGGAACAATTGGATGGCGAAGACTTATACACAAAAATAGATTGGGTTCCATATATTTTCGTTCCAGCAAGGGGCCGACCAGAAGAAGCAAACACAATTTATGGAACACCAGTAATAAAAAAAGAATTTAGAAATTATTTTGAATACTATAAATTTCAAAAAGATCACTCAAATATATATGAGAACAAAACAAGACCAGATGTGCAGTTCTTATCTGAAAGATACTATGATATTCCAGATGATGAAATGCCAGTACCAAATCTTTTAGTTTATTATATTGATATTGAAGTAATGGTAGAAAAGGGGTTTCCTGATGCACTGGACCCAAAAGACCAGGTAGTACTTGTTTCATTAACAAATAATAAAACTCAAAAAACAATAACATTTGGCACAAAGCACTATACAGGAAGTATGAAGGATATAATATTTGTATATTGTGAAACAGAACGAGACTTACTTCGTAAACTCTTTACTTATATGCACAAATATCCTTGTGATGTTCTAAGTGGTTGGAATATATGGAAATTTGACTTACCATACCTTATCAATAGGTCTAAGAAATTATTTATGGGTGATTCATTACATAACTTAATGTCACCTATTGGTATAGTCAAAACATGGAAACAACAAAACAGTGAAGAGATAAACATAGACATTGCTGGTGTATGTATTCTTGATTACTACAATGTATATAGATGGTATACTAGCAAAAATCTTGAAAACTACACTCTTCAATATGTATGTGAAAATGAACTTGGTGTTGGTAAACTTGAAAATAAGTTTAATAGTTTTCAAGATTGGTATGTTAATGATTGGGATTCATTTACTGAATACAATGCAATTGACTGTATAAGAGTAGATGAGTTAGAAAATAAGTTAGGATATATTAAACTTATTCAATCACTATCATTGCTATCAAAGGCCCCAGCAAAGTACTATAATGCTATGACTCAATTAATTGAGGGAGCATTATTAACTCACTTTAGGAGAAATAACTTATGTGCTCCACATTTAGCTGGTGGTTCACAAGAAACATTCGAAGCCGCTTATGTAAAAGAACCAATTACCGGACTTCACGAATGGGTAATTGATATTGATATTATATCATCCTATCCATTTAAGATAATAACTTTAAACATGAGTAGTGAAACTTATTATGGTAGAATACTTGGCATAAGAGAACAAGATATTATATACTATACTAAAAATAGAGAATTTCCAAGATTTGATATGTATAAAGAAGAAAAAGGTATCGTATCATTTGACGGATTAAATTTAGAGAAGTTTAATATGGCAGTCAAAAAAGGATTGCTAGCAATTGCTCCATGTGGTTCAGTATTCACAACTTCTGAAACAGGAGTTATCGCACAAGTTGAGAAAAATGTTTTCTTGAAGAGAAAAGATGTTAAAGACAAAATGAGAGCAATGAGAGATAAAGCAGCAACATTGCCAGATGGTAAAGAAAAGGAACAACTACTTGAAAAAGCACAAGAATTATTTTCACTACAATGGGCTTTGAAAATTTGGTTAAATGCTGTATTTGGAATTTTAGCCGTTCCTTACTCCAGATATTTCAATACAAATATTGCAGAAGCAATTACTTCTTGTGGTAGACATTCAATTAAACAAGGTGAGAAATTTGTTAATGAGTACTTCAGTAATCTTAAAATTGACGGTATGCCATTGGACATGGTCGCTTATATAGATACTGACTCACTATTCGTTAGACTGGGTGAGTACTTTTCAAGAGTAGATAAAAATTGGGAATCAAAAAGCGGTGAAGAGAAAATAGAAAGCATAATTGACTTCTCAAAAAATGAGTTAGAACCACATGTCAATATGAGAATATATGAAGAGACTCAGTTGATGGATTTTAACTCACAAGTAACTGATTTCAAAATAGAATTTAAACAAGAAATTATTGCTAGAACTGCTTTATTCATAAAGAAAAAGAAATACGCATACTGGATGGTAAATGAAGAAGGAACGCCATGTAATGAAATTTCTGTTACTGGTCTTGAAATTATTAGATCAGATAGTGCTCAAGCTGTTAGACCAAGATTAAGACATATTATGGAAATGATTATGAGGCAGGAGCCAGAAGATCAGATTACTGTGATGATTAAGAAATATAAAAAAGAGTTAAGAAGTCTAACACCTGGAGAGTTAGCCGCCAATATAGGAATCAACAATATTAAAAAGTATCTCGGCACAGGAAAACCAATAAAAGGTACACCATGGCATGTAAAAGGCGTTTATAATTACAGAATGTTATTGAAATTATTAGACATTGAACACAAATATGAGGACATCCATGAGGGCATAAAGTCAAAGGTTGCTTATGTTAAAAAGAACCCATTTAATGTTGAAACAATTACGTTTCAACAATGGCCGGATGAATTTGATGCATTACTTCAGTTCGATGCTGATACTATGATTGATAAGTTCTTTATTAAGAAAATTGAAACTCTTTTAAAACCAATGGTTAAAGAGTACTTAATAAGAGGAGATACAAAAGCAAAGTTAAATTTATTTTTTAATTAGGAGAAATTATGAATAACGTTTTAGATTTAGTAAAGGCTGGAGAGTATATTCAAGCAATTAAATTACATAGAGAACTAACTGGGTTAGGTCTTAAAGAATCCAAGAATTATGTTGATGAGTTAAGAGAAACTGAAAAAATGAAGATTCTTAACTACAGTAGCATTGATGATATGAAAGACCACTTACAAGGAATGATCTCTATTAATGATAACCAAAAGAACTTCATGCTTGACTTAATTGAAGAAGCGTATTATCTTGGTGAAGATAATGGTGAGTCAAGTGGATATGCTAAATCACTTGAAGAAAATAACTCAGAACATGACTCAGAACATGACGAGGATGAAATATATGAAAGAGCCTACGATGAAGGTTGGATAGAAGGACGTTCAGATGGACATGGAGAAGGTTATACACAAGGACGAGAAGAAGCACTTGAAGAATCCTCAGAACAAGCATATGGTGAAGGATATGACGATGGTAAGAACGAGGGATATGACGAGGGATATGATGTAGGTAAGTTAGAAGGATATGAAGGAGGACATCAGACAGGACTTGAACAAGGCAGAGCAGAAGAACGATTTGAAGGGGATGACTAATGATGTATATATCAAAGTACTCACCAAAATGGCAAGAATTTTACAAAAAGGGATTTCAATTTTCAGCACTTTTATTCATAGTATCATTAATTTCTCTATGGGCTACTGCTATGTACTTCCATAGTCCTAAACATATACAAGAAGTAATTGAAAATAATATGCCTCCTACAGCAGAACCAGGAACAAGGGAAGTTATTAGA